GACAAACCGTCTGTTGCAGTGGTTCCAGTTACAGAGTTTTGAAAGTAAATTGTGGCTGTGTTTGTGTCGTAAAAAGTTGCTTCACCGTTTAAAGTGTTAGTGTTTACAGTCAGCCCATCGCTGATCAAAGTCCCTGTGATATTTACACCCGTGCTGGTGGTGGCGAGTTTGGATGCGTTGTCGTAGTATAGTGTAACAGCACCTCCGCTCTCAGCAAATAAATAGTTGTTATTTGAAGCGTCACGCAGCCGTAAATTTTGACCTTTTAGAATAAGGCTACCAGTACCACTTTCTGTAATATAGCTATGACCCGCAGCCCCATCATGGTAAATAGACAGATCACCTATGCTGCCAAAGTAAAGCTTATCATTATCACCAAGAAAAAGATTGCCATTACTAATGTTTACGCTTCCTGTAAATGAAGCGCCTTCTGCGTTTACATCTCCAGTAACATCAATGCCATTAGTAAGTGTCTCAAGTTTTAAAGCCCCGTTGTAATATAAACCTGTACTTCCCTCCTCAAAAGCAAAAAAGTAATTAGCATTGTTGGCCCTTCGCAAGGCAAGATTCTGACCTTTAATAACTAAGTTGCCAGAACCTATTTCAGAAATAAAACTTTCAGTTCCCGTGCTGTAAATTTCTAAATCAGTAGTAGTTCCAAATGTAGCTTTGCTATTATCAGGAAAAGCAACATTTGAAGTAGCAGTCAATTGACCTGTCAAAGAACCACCCGTAAGTGGTAAATAATCATCGCCAGAAATATAGGCAGATACCCAAGCCGAGCCAGTGTATAACTTCATGCTGTTTGAATTGTTATCAAAGTAAAGAGTGCCAGCAACTAAAGGATTATTATCATTATCAAAAACAGGCTCTTCGGATTTAGCACCTAAATAACGATCATCAAAACTATCATATGCAGCTAGAGTTGCATCCCTAGCGGATTCAGCAGCCGCCTTAGATGCTAAGGCAGATGCAGCATTTGCACTAGCATTTCCAATATCAGAAGCAACAGCAGCTAAAGTAGAGATTTCATTAGATACAGATCCTAGAGAAGTAATAGATCCTGAAATGCCAGCGAGAACAGAAATGCTTGAAGCTTGAGGTGAAAGCGTATTAACACTTGCAATGTTATCAGCAACAATTGTTACCTTCGTAATAACATTAGCCACATCATTAACGTCATCAATATTAGTTGCTGTAAGATTAATGTTTGTAGCGTTGCTGTTGACTGTACTAATTGCACCAGTAATGCCTGCAACAGTAGTAACATTAGAAGAAATATTGGCGACTGTGTTTACATTTGTAATATTGCTAGCAACTGAACTTAAGTTTGAGTTTGCTAAGGCAACCGTATCAATATTACTTATTGATCCAGCAACAAGCTCAACCTGATCAATGCTGTCAGCAACATCATTCACATCAGAGATAGAACTAGAAACAGAATTAACATTTGATATGTTAGTTCTTACATTAAGAATATTTGACATTTCACCGGCAACAGTAGAAACGCTAGAAATATTATTGCCTACATTGTTTACGTTTGAAGCCGCTGAAGCAACAGTAGTAACATTAGATGAAATACCTGCAACCGTAGTAATATCAGACGTAATATCACCAAGACTTGTTAAATCATCTCCACTTGGCCCAACCTCTAATGCGCCAGTGGTACTATTAAACTGAACAGTTTTACCTAAACGACTAGCCTTAGCAGGAAGATCTAGCGATACACCCACTTCATAGTCATTCAAAGATATAGAGCGCGATACTCGATCATCTAAATCAGCAACCTGAGTAACAAGCCGATCTAACTGGTCATTTAAAGAAGAGGCGCTGTAAGTAGAGGTGAGATCAGTAGTCCGCTCAAGAGGCACATCTCTAACAATAACAATCTCTGCACCAGTAGTTTGCCCGCTATCTGTTGTAATAGATCCAGTTGACCCGCTGCCGCCTGTAACCGTGTAATCAGATGCAGACAAGACCGAGCCGTCTACATATACAGTCAAATCAGTGCTGTCAAAAAACTTAAAGGGAACTGTAAATACAGTTTGCCCTGATATTGCTGTGTAATTTATACGCGGATTGTTATCTGCTACATTTATTGTCATGTGTCACCTCTCCCACTTCTTGTGTCATAAAGAAGCTGAGAAGAACAATGCACAAATAATCTAAGACAAATTAGTATCGACCAAATCCAAGAGGAGCATCAAGCTCGCCCTCAATCATATTCGTAAATTCATTCATCTTACCTTTCCAAAACCACATTCTGGCGAAAGGTAAATTACGAATAACTTCTTTAGTGCCCTCACCAACATTGCCCGTAACCAGATCATAAGACCCACGAGCAAGATCAGTAGCAATGCTAGGCCCAGCGCCTAGTAAGCCGTTTGCAGCATCTAATGCATCAGGTTTCTGAGGGAAACGAGGCTGAAGAACGCCACCAGTTAGATTAGGGCCACCCAATGCTAAGCTAGTAGACATGGCTGTGTAGAACATATCAGAATACAAAGCAGTAACACCTGAGTAATCAAAGGATCTAGCAAGCTGATCTTGGAAACTCATCTCTACAAAGTCGGGCGTTTTGTATTGCAGCACCATATAGCCCAAGCCCATAGACAGAGCTGTACCAATCCACTGGTTCTTTAGCTGCCCATGTCCATATGCCGCTGTAATCTTATTTACCGCAGCCAAGCTGTAGCTATAGAACTGAAACGGTAGTCCAAGCAATCCGCTTTCAATGCGAGCATACCCTTTGAACTCTCTGTCTTCTTTCATGCCGAACTTCTCAGCAACACGCATAGGAATGTAGGCGATACCATCAGTAATTATTGGCTTATCTGCTGGTGTGCCCATTAAGATCGTATTCATAATTCCAGAACCAAGAGCATTGCGGAATGTACGCACAGTCTCAGGATCTACCCTTGCTTGCTTTTCTATCTCAGCAACAGCTAGATCATTGATTGCATTCTCATACGCAACTTTGTCTTCGTTCTTTCTCATATCAAAGCCCATTTCTTTGGGCCTGTTGATTGAGTGCATAATCTCATGCATCTTAATAAAAGTCACATAATCTTCTGGCGTATTGATGATACCTTTTTTAATAGGTTTAACGCCTTCAACTCGTGGGTTTTCCCAGCCGCGCTGCTCGTACATTACATCCTTAATGTACTCTTCATCTATGTAAATCTTCTTATCAGAGTCACGGTAGAATGCTGCTTTATAGCGACCACCTTTAGCAAACTCACCTGTTGGCCCAGATATGACTTCAGCTTTGGTCACAGGAAACTCAATCGTATTAGTCCATGCCTCTGTGTTTGCCATATACAAACCAGACTCAGACTTCTGCCAAGGTGCATTCGCAAGCTTCTTAGCATCTTCTAAATCAATGTTATAACGCAGTAGATACTCTTGCTCTTGCTTTGTTGCTTTGCCCTGCGTCCAACGCACAGAGTAATCAATAATGCTATGAGAGCGCATCATAGCGTCAAAGTCTTTGAAGATACGAGTAATCGGGCCAAGACCATTAAGTAGATAAAAGGGCTCTTTAGCCTTATCCAGTATGTCAGATCTAAACGGATTGTTATTTACATCATCAACAAGACGCAGATGCGCCGAGTTCATAATATTATCTAAGGCTTCACCAGCTAGTCTGCCTTCTTTGCCGCCAAGTCTTAGCTGATTGTTCTTCATTACTGAGAACAAACCACGGAACGTAGGTCCAAGCCCATGCTCCATCATAATCTTAGCTGGTTCAGTTATTGTAGATACACCAGCAGAACCTAGATAGTTTAGCTGTGCAAGGCTGCGAAGAACTCTAGCTGTTGATTGATCCCAGCGATCAGGATCACGCTGCAAACCACCTGTAACTCTTCTATACAGGTGACGCATATCACGCAAAGCGCGGTTAGCTTGCTCTGGTGTATTGCCAGCATCCAGCATTTCGTTGAACGTATCATCTAATACATCGTCGATAGATGCCCCATCGAACTGTCGAGAAAACTCATAGCGAGTTCCAGTACGCTGAACGTATGCCTTCATTACAGCAATCGGATTGGTTTGGATAAAATCTAAGACCAGTGCGTTTGGAATATCTACCAAGCGGTGCTTAAAGTGCTTTGATTTACCAGCGCCATAGTAACCAGCCTCAGGATCTAAGATGTCTTTGATGCCAATAATGTTATCTATTGTATCGTCAACACGCGACTTAATAGCAGCTGGATCTGTAGATAGCTGTACCTTGCTAAACTTACCGTCTTTTTCAACAACTATTGACGGATTGTTTTTATACCAGTCTGTTAGAATGCGCTCAAACTCTACGCGGTTTGCCTCGATTGCATCCTGATCCCAGTATCTAGGACGGAATATCTTTTCATTAGCTGGCATAACCTCATCAGTTATATCATCTAAAATAGCACGAGCCTCATCTACCTCATCGCTGTAGCGCCGCACCTGAGCCTCTAGCTTCATACGGTAGTCTATGCTGCGAGCAGTCTCTAAGCGCTTCTGTACGCCCTCTATGCGCCTCTCACGGCCTGTTATAAACTTTTCGTAGTGCGCCTTAGATCCAATCAAACCTTGCTCGCTAAGACGAGTCTCCCAAGTCTTGTAAAACTTATTGAGTTTGTTCATTGCCTGAGCTTCAAAGTCATCCGCAGCTTCAACGCCACGCATTGCTTTTGAGTCTACGCCTTCAAGCCATGTCTCAAAGTCTTTGCGCTTGAATGTGTAGTCCAAAGGATTGACCACACCCTTGCCAGTGCTCTCACCCCAGATCAGCATCATGTCATCATATGTCTTTACCCATTCGCCCTCGAGCAGCTTAGAGTTCTGAAAGACTGAGTTCCCTACCTTCTGACCTTGCTTGTTTGCTGCAAGCAGTATGCCAGAGTCGTTAGCTATTTTGAGTGTACGCAACTTAACTGAGTTCGGGATGCTGTCATCAGTAAGAATACGTTTCATAGGAGTAGTCACTCCTTTGTATAGCCATGAGTCAGTAAACAGGCTTGGTGCTATCTCAGCAACAGGCTCACCTTCAACTGGCTCAATCTGTTTCTGCAAATTAGCTATCTCTTCTTCAGCAGACTTCTGCGCGGCAATCCTTCTTTGCATTGGGATTGTAACTAAGCCACTGATGGCACCGCCAAGAATAAATGAAGCGCCAATGTTTAAGCCGACTTCTTCTGGTGTTGCTAGAGGATCAAGCGGATAACGAATAGCCTCCTGACCAGCAACAACAGCAGCGGTAGACGCACCACCTCTGACAGCAGCGCCAGCAAAGGTTGCAGCGCGAGCAAACGGAATGCCAATGTAATTAATAGGATCAAACAGTTCCGCAGCAAACTGTGGTATAATACCTGACCTAGAAAGATCTTGGCGTGTCTTTAGCCCATCTCTTAGGTTTTGAACCAAAAACTCCATATGCTCTTGGCTTGTAGCTCTAAGCAATGTCGAGCCATACTGCTTCATGTCATCAGGAATATTATCTATTGCTCTGTATCCATCTTGAGGCAATGAAGGAAAGCGAGCTATTTCCTGCTCTCTGCTTATCAACGGATCATATTTGTAGGCTAATGAAGACTTAACTGTATCTATGAAAGAAATATTGGGCAGAGGTGTTACCCTTTGCCCTGTTTCAATCTCTCTTAATGCTGTCAACCCATTCTTCATTCTTCTAGCGCCCTATTAATGTCTTCATATGTCTTGGGAACATAGTCAGGGTTAAGTCTGTTTTCTAACTCTTCTCTTACAAGAAACTTTCTTTTCTGTTCTGTCTCTTGCTCTTTTAATGCAGAATCACGCACACTTGCCTTCTTAGCTGTATGATCTGCAATATCACTACGATCAAACGTAGGCCACATAAGCTCAGGCTTTTCGCCCTTTCTAGAAACTTGCTCAATAATTAATGGGCGCAGTTCTTCGTTCTCATCTACAAAGTAAGAAAAGTAATTTACTCCAGAAGTGCTTTCATCTGGAACTAAGTACACTCGCTTAACATCTTCCACCTCTATATCTGTAGTTCCCTTAACAGTAACAGTTGGGTCTAACGAATATCCAAATGGAAGCTGTGATTCTACTGCTGCTATAAATGCAGTACGATCATCTTCCTCAGGAAATACAGCCTCTAAAGAGTAACGTGATCTCTTGATCGAACCAGCAGGAAAACGAGGATCAGCAATAAAGGTGCTCTTTGCATACTTTGTATTAACAGTTGTGTCTAAAACAGACTCGATCTGCGATGCGCTTTTTCCAGTAAGTGCCATATACTCAACCAAAGGGGCTAACTCAGCAGCAATAATAGGATCGCCTATTTGATCTAAGGCATATGCAGTTGGTGTTTTCTTATCTAAAACCACATCCATATTAAGCTTAGACTTAGGATCACGCTGCCTCTCAATTAAGTCCATTGCAATCTCATTAACGCCCTGACCAGTAATTAACCTTATTTCATGTATATCAGTTAGAAGTTGAGGATTTTTTATTGAATCCCCAAGCGTACTAACAAAAGTACCAGTTCCAGTAGGAGTATTGGATAGAACAGCAAACAGATCTAAATACTGTTCTGCATTAGGAACTTTTAATCCAGAACTAATTCTATCTAAATTAGTTATTAATCCCTGTGGTGGAGCGCTTCTCATTATAGAAAGCGCAGCAGCCCGTTGTGTATCGGGAAGCTGATCAAACTGCGCCAAGTCAATGCCAGCATTGTCTAGCATATCCTGACTAATGTCTCTGTCAGCCTTATCGTTAGCGTTTCCGCCGCCACCACGAATACGGATAGAATTATTGCGAAGCTCAATTGCATCTTTCATCTGCGCTTCTTCAGAAGCTACTGTTGCTCTAAGCCCATTAATCTTACTAACGACAGCATCAACGTCATCTGTGGTTTCTAAGATCCGATTACCAGCAGCAACTACATCAGGCGACATCCCTTCACGCTTACCTCGGCTGTCTACATATGCAGCAAGGTTATTAAGACTACGAGAGTTAGCGCGAGCAGCAAAGGTTGTAACCTCACCAAAAGCTCTAAACTTATTTAGACGGTTTAACTCAGATGCAGCTTTATCTGCCGTTAAACCATCTGGACCAACGCTGCCTTTAATTCTAGCCACTAAAGAATTAAACTCTTCGTCACGAAGCGCACCAGCTTCAGCAGCAGTTGCGGCTTCTGTTACTGAGTTGTAAATATCAAGACGTAAATTATCTCTATCTCTGTCTTTTCTAATCTGATTAATGTTTGCTGATAGAACTTCTCTAGCAAACCCAGTGTCTTCATTGGGATCAAAGAAGTCAGTGTTGTAAATCTCAGAAATAAATGTGCGCTGCTTTAACGACAGCTTACTCATATCTTCTGGATTATTGCTTACTAATGCAATCCGAAACTCTTCTATATTACCTTCAGCAGCCGCTTGAATTAAGTAAGGGCGAAGAAGATTCTGACGAGCATCCTTTAGATCGCTCTCTCGTTCTGATCTTGAATAAGTCTGATCAGATAAGAAACGTTGATCTAACTTAGACTGAAAATTTGTATACAGATCATCTGTTAAGTTAAGGCCAGCTTGTATCGAGTAAGCCTCATCTGAGGTAAAGGCATCAGACGCATTAAGGCTAGATGTAGTAAACAGTGCTTCAAGAGTATCAGGTAAAGTAAGCTCTAGCTGTCTTGCTTTTAGCTTCGCTAGATTCGATGCTTGCTGGATTTGATCCTGCTCAACAGCATTGTAATCACTAGATACAACCGAGCTATGTCTAAGAACCGCTTCTATGTTTGCTGGCTCAACATAAGCTAAAAGACTTTTAACTTCTTCTTGCAAACCCTTTGGCAATCCTGCCATCTGATTACCGCGAGTTCGGATAGCAAGATCAATTGCATTGCGCTCTGATTTGTTTGCAGTGCCAGAAAGAAGATACTCAACAGCACCCAACGCAATAGATTGCTTAAGTTGCCGTGAGGCAGTCTGATCAGCGCCAACCTTTAACAGCGCAGAAGATACACCATTCTGAGCATTGGCAAACTCTCTATCGTGTATTGCTTGAGCCTCACTAACGTCCTCGTTTTCACGAGCAATAAAGCCACCAGCACGAGCAAGGCTATAAGCATCGTCTTGACTCGCACTAATTCCAGTAAGAATAGATCCAGCAGCATTCTGCCTAGATCTTGAGGCAACCCGCTCTTGAATATTTAGTTTTGTAAGAGCTAAGAACTTAGCGCCTGTTGTTTCTACAAATGTTTTATACTTGCCTTCAGCGCCATCAGCCATTTGACCAATGTAATTACTCATTACTTCATCATATGATTCAGGGTCATACTGGTATTTCAGAGCAATCTCTTGAGCCTTAACTCTAAGCTCAGTGCCAATTGAGTCTTCGTATCTCTTATCAATAACACTTTGATAAGCAGCAGATGCTATACGACCAAATCCTTTAGGGGCTTTGAATGCTTCTGGCTTACCTGTATCTGGATTAATTGTTCTTAGTTTTTTTTCCTCAACAGACTCGGCAATCTCTATGCCTTTCTTCTGAGCGTTTTCAGCAGCTTCACGAAAAGCAATTTGTTGAAATGTAGAAGCCACATTGCTTATTGCGCGACCAATGTCTTCGCTTCCAGCATCCGCTCTGACAACACCAACTGGCTGATTAAAGACTCTTGTTCTTTCTCTAATTACAGCCATAGTTTACTCCGGTGTTGCTTTTGTAGTTTGATATTCATAGAGCCCTTGAGCCACAGTACCAGCGGCACTAAACAAAGAAGAAGTATAAGCATTTCTACCACGGCGTTTTTCAGCCATAGCAGCCATTTCAGATTTCATTCCTTGTATATTTTGTTGTCTCGCAATACGCCCAAGATCACTGCCAACAATATCTTTTTGTCTTTCAAGAAAAGCTTGAACACTCTTATCTGAGCCAACATCACGACCAGCAGCATAAAATGCAGCAATGTTAGCAGAGGTAGCTAGATCATATTCTTCTTTTCTAGCGCGAGCCTGTTGCATCGCCTGAGCTTTATTAATTTCTTTATCAGTCTTAATGTTAAAAGCATTAAGCTTTGCTGCTTCTTGAGCTGCTTGTCCTGCAGATATTTGACCAAATACACTTAATGCACTTGATCCAATCATAGCAATTGTTATTGGGTCCATTAGACTATTAACTCCGCTACTAATCCATTTACTTGCATACTAACTGGTGAATCCTGCTCAATAGTTATCTGTGGATTTCTATTATAACCTAGTAATCTAACTTCCTTCTTTCCAGTAAAGTTAGAATTTATAACTGGTCTGCTGTTCACCTTCATTGATTCGGTATTCTTAACGTCAACAACCACATTCGTAATACCCCTAACTTCACCAGTAGCAGGGCCATTGCCTAAGTTTGCGTCTACAGGATTGGTAATAATCTTTGATGTAAACGCCTGACCGATTGCAATAGTTCTTCCTGTATAAGCACTTAAATCTATTTTGGATTCTGAGTCTAAAGTAAACAAACCTATTAAAGAGTTGTCAGAGGTATCGAACAAATAAACTTCTGAATTTGGCTCAAGAGTATCACTCAGGTCATAAACAAAAGAATCTATCTGCAATGTTATTCTGTCAAAATTAACATAAAACCCAAGAGTTGCGGGCTCCCCTTCAATTATAAATTTAATTTTAGGATTGCTAAGCTTACTGGTAAGAATAAATGTTTCATCCAATCCATTAGGATAACTTCCAGTAGACCCATCAACTACTACGCTATCATCAGTGGCGTCAATAATTTGATACTTAATATCCTGTCTAAGCAAAAGCATTCTAAATGTCAGCCTATAGGTTATACCTGCAAGCAAAGGATACTCAGCTAAATAAAACACTTCATTTGGATAAGTATCCGAATGGAGCCTAGTCATATTAAGATCTATGCGGCTACCAGAACCAACTGTCCAATTAACGTCATATGTTCCTGCCGGATAATACCAAGTGGCAGTGCTTGCTCCAGATGTGTATTCAACAGGGGTTGAGTTGTTATTAAACCCAGAGTCAAATAACCCACCAAGCTGCTGAACTTGAAGAACACTATAGTTATCTAAGAATATATTGTCGTGAAACTCACAAAGATTAAGCTTGTTATTGTACCAAACATTAACAAACAACCTGTCGTGAATAGCGCATACAGAAGAAAAAGTTCCATCTGTAGTAACTCTAGTCCAAGAGGCTTTCTTCTCAGCCCTGTTAGAGCTAAACAAAGATATATCACCATTTGACAAAGTTATGGCTGCGTATGAATCTGGCAATCCAAAGCCACTATGAGCAACAGCTAAATACTTAGGCTTATCTATTAAGTGGGAAGCAATAGTAGATATTGAAGTCGCAGTGTAAGCCTCTTCTGTATCTGTGTATAAGTATTCCCTTACAGTCCTGCCGCCCATTTCTGCAAAGATAGTAGCGCCATCAATAGAAGAAGGCTGAACAAACTCAGTGCCATATGGTGTTTGCTTTCTGATCTGAGCATTTGTTGGGGTAATGGCTTGATTCAAGTAAGTAGGTACATACAATTCACCAGTCGCAGTAAAGATCTGCAAGTCACGGTTAGAAACCATATATCTGATTTGGTTTACATCACCCGTTGCAGCAACAATCTGTATTGAATCTGCGTCAGCAGCTTCACCTACATCAAAGTTAAAAAAGCTACCAACTTTACTCATCCAAATATTATCTGGCTCTGCTATTGTTCCACCAAAGCACAAACGGTTTTCATGGAATGTCACAGCAGCGGGATAGCCTCGAACAGCTGACCAAGACTGCTCATCCCAATCTCGAATGGGCGCATGTGAAACTACTTTAACATTACCACCACCATCTTCACTATCATTAGCGGCTCCACCAGCCTGATAGGTATAAGTATTATCGTCAATAATTTCTCTGACTTGATCAGTAACATTTAATTGAGCAGTGTTAATTCCACCAGTTGCGCTAGCACCCTCAATCGTAATTGCATCACCAACATTAAGGCCATGATTTAAATGAGTGACCTCAACAAGATTAGAACCATCAGCAGTTCTTAATGGATTTAAAACAGACAATCTTATTTTAAGAGTGTCTAAAACATTGCCAGTAACTACTGTTGCCGAGGTATAACCTGTAATTAAGATTTCAGATTCGTGATACCTAATAGTAACCCCAACATGATCTGGAACCCAATAATCTGCGCTCGTTGTTAATGTAATTCCAGTGCCAGTTATTGCTGATGGATCTAGCGTCACATCATTAGCTTGAAACGTAGAGTAAGGTTGATAAGTAACTTTATTATCAGCGCGCTGATCAAAGCTATAAACACTAACTTCAAATGCGTCTAAGGCAGTTCTTGTAAGCATACGCGGTGCAAACAGAGGATGACATATAAACATTACATCGCCGTACTGAGCAAATGTATATTCCTGCAAATACTCTTGATCAAAGGGCAGAGCATTACTGCTTGTATCTTGAGTAATAGTTTCTACTAAATGTAAGACACCAGCAGTAGTGTAGGTTCCAGAATTATCTAAGAAGAAGCAACGAATTTTCTGATGCTCTACAGAAACAACATAAGCTTCATTGTCATCAAACTCGAACTTAAATAAATGAGATTGCTCAGGATAAGAGCTGCTATAAGTAATTGAATAGTTGTAATGGTTTTTTAATCCGTATCTCTTTTTAAGAGAACCCTCTGCTGTAACAACCATATTCTCTATTCTCTGCGCAGATGAGGAATACACAGGAGAATCGGTTCTTGTTATCAAAGAGTCGCTGATTTCGCCAAATTGAAAGCTATTCTGTGGTACTCTAACTTTCTGCATTAGCTACGCCTTTGACTTATAAACCTCGAAGTGTTTAGCTTTTTAGTTGTTTGCTGCTGTGAATCAAGTCTACGCGCTCTCATCAAGAACTGCTCACCCTTTTGCTCCATCAAAGAAGCTAGCTGAGCATCACGCGCAACAGAAATAGAAAGCATAGCAGCTACTTGAAACTCTACAGCCATTGTAAAGTAAGGAGGCCAGTAAGCCTCATCTGCTCTAAATATATAATCAGCTACAAGAACCTCAGTCTCGTTAGCATCGCAATAAGCCTTATCTCCATAAGTATCATAGATAATTGGCTCATCGTTTATTGTTATAGCACTTAGCATAAGAAGATCAGACGGAAGCTGGTAAGCTGCATCGTATCGACCAGTTGGTGCCGCTACAAGTCTACTAATCTGCTGTTGATTGGTGGCAAATCGCCATCTTGAGTTAGTTAGCGCAGCGCGAGCAACGTCTTCATATACAGCGTCAACCACATCAGCTTCAGCCGTTCCCTCATCAAACGATTGGATAGGAGAGCCACCCATTAGTATAGAAGCGCGGGAGCATATTTTGATTGCTGTATTTGCTGGCATAAGAAGTTAGGGGGCTTTCGCCCCCCTCCTATTAGTTGTTGTCGAGAACTTCAAATACACCGTCATCATCGATAACGACAGAGCCCATAGACATCATTGATGTCGCAAGGTGCGCTACCTTCTGCGGTACATAATTAACCTCGGTTTGAACATCAGAGTTAATTCCAATGCCCACAGCGCGAGCGTGGTAAGCAAAGTTTTTGCCGCCAGCTACTGCTGAAGTTGAGAAGATCTTGAATCCCAAGAACTCTTTCATTGTCATGCCACCAGCAAACGGAAGGCTTTGTGGCCCAACGTAGTCTGATGAAGCAAACTCATTGATGTTAAACAAGTCAGCAAATCCAGCAGGAGACATAGCCAAGTAGCGTTGTCCGTCTTCTGGAATATCTTCTGCACCAAATGTTTGGAACAAGGTAAGAAGATCTGCTTTAGCAAGCGCTCCAGTTGTATCAGCAATTTGAGTTGAGTTAGCACCAGCATCCATAGCCGCTACAATCAAAGCATCAGTTTGGCGACCCAAGGCAGCAGCAGCAGATTGCGCTACAGCTTGACGCTCGTTGATGTTGATTTTCAATTCATCCAGCTTGTCGATGTACTCAGCTGCATAGTAATCAGCCATAGTCGCTTCGACATTGGTGTGCGCTAGTTCCATTGTAGAAACATCGCCATTGCGTGTTTTAGTTGATGCAGTGCCCTTTCCAATTACTTGGAAACGTGCAGTTGAACCAGTCACATTGGTTGAGCGTACTGTGTTGCGGAGTTTAGAACCCATACGCTGATATGCCATGTGAACTTCTGATTCAAACTGTTTGATAAAAGCTTGGTCAATAGTATTAGCCATTTTACAGTCCTATTTTGAAGTTACAGTTGCCAACGGGTATCCACTCTTTCACTTCGGCAAGGGTATCCTTTCGGGCCTTTCAGTGCGTTATGGGCCGTAATTCCCCATCGTAAACACTTTTTTTGTTTGGATTGCAACGCACAAAATCAACGTACTTATGCGGAGGTGATATGCTTACTCCCACTGGCTCAAAGCCAAGCCACACTGCCCAGTCCACCATAAGCTCATAGTCAGCAAGTATAGTCATAGTCATTTGAGGCTGCGTTTGCTCTAAATAATTAAGCAACATCTTTGAGCCGCGAGCAATAGATGTAAAGTTTTCTTTGATTTTATGAGAAAACATAAAGAACATCTGGGGGTAATCTTGGTCTTCGTTATACCAAAGGCCACCAACTGCAGTAAATACTTCACCCTCCTTGCGAACTAGGTAACATTCAGAGCATTCGTACATTTCTGTAATGGCTTGCTTAATATCCAAGTGTCCAAGGATTTCAAGCTCTCTTATATTCTCATGACTTAGATTGGCAGCAACCTCATCAATATGGTCAAGAGTAAAAGGGGTTAAGTAAAACTTACCCCTCTTAAGAATCTTAACCTCCATAAAGACGCTTAAAGCCCTCTTCTACCTGCTTAACGTAAGCAGTGTCATTCTTATCCCAGTATCTAGGATCTTGCATCATTTGATCTAACTCAGCTTGAGTTGTCTGACCTGTAGGCTGAGTACCATCAGAAAACGAACCATCCTTAGTTGCCTCCATGATTGCCTCAAGAGCAAGAATACCTTCATGACTTTCACACATGCGCTCAATAGCTGGCAAAGATTGCTCTGGAAAAAACTTGTTTGCAAACATAGACGCCGCTTGAATGCGGTCATTTGCATTGTCGCCAAGTTTTGAAGCTTCAGCCTCAAGATCAGGTTGGCTTCCATTAACGGCTTGAGCATACATCTCAATACCCTTCTGAAACTCTTCTTGACCATAGCCGTTTTCAAATGAATGCTCTGACCACCACTGTAGTAACTCATTATCTACAGCAAGATCATTATCAACAATATCAGGAAGCTGATAATCGCCAGCAGAATCGGGCCGATCTCCAAATGCTTCAGCCTGAATTTCTTCAAGAAGCTTGCTGCGAATGTCTTCTTCCTTAGTTCCCAGCTTTGACTCAAGCTCCTTGTATGCCTTAGCTAAGTCTTCACCACTGCTATACTTCTCAGGTAACCATTCAGGACGTTCTGGCTGACTATCTTCTGCTACAACAAAGTCACGCTGCTCTTCTGCTGCTGGCGCTTCATTGCCTTCCATCAAGCTCTCGCTCATTTGTTCTTACTCCTATGTGAATGTGCAATACGCTGCTCAATCAGGCCAACGATATAACGCTGGCCCTCTATATGTCGCAACTCTTCCGTAGTCACATTAGGCCCATTAACCATTTCTATAGTAACGGAACGCAAATAACGAAGAACCTCTTTGCCCGTAGGTGTATTAAATATCTCAGCAATGTTCTGACTTATTTGAACATCCTTGTCAGAACCTCTCTGGATTCCATCTAATCCGATATTAACCTTGTTCGGCAATCATCTGTCCTTGCTGTTGTTGCGCCATTTGCTGCGCTAATGCAGCTATTTGTCTACGCTGTTCTTCGTCACGAATCAAGCTCTCTGGCACACCAAATTTTTTTGCAAGGTGAATTGCTGTTTGTTCACCGTCAATTAGAAGCTGCAGCATCTCTGGACCAAAGGCTCCACCAACCAATTCAAGGAAGCGAGCAACACTCGAAATGTCCTGATTTGATTGAGCTTGTGCAAGGGGAGACACAGAACGGACTTTAACTTCCCGTCCGTTTACTGTAGGAACTTCTATGCGGCCCTGCTTCTTTAAGATGTATATTACACGCTGAAGTACGGGCTGCACGAGTTCTGCTTGCAAACGACCAAATGCAGATCCCATTCTTCTAGCTAAATCACCCATGCGCTCCGCTACCTCAGTTGCAGTTGCAGGTGTTTTGTCAGGGTTCCCAAGCATGTCATTGTATAGCGCTCGCTTAATATTCAAGCGCATGTCACTAAGAACAAGCTGCGCTACATCGAACCGACCGGCAGCTTGTATAGGCTGAAGGCCAGCAGAGCCCATAGCTTTCGGTATGATAGATCCAGGCACTAAATTAATCGTGTCAGGGTTGATTACGCCATCATCTTCCATCTGGTAAATCCCAGAGATAGACATCTGAGCATTCTCAAGAATAAGCTCGATAGTAAGATTCGTAGTCTTAATAGCAGATAGCGCATTAAGAAGCGGGCCGCGTCCGTAAATCTCACCAGCACACTTACCCCAGCGGAAGCAAACAAACGGGTTAGAGCCAAGGCCAGTCATCTCTTTAGCGTAAAGCAAAGTCTTAGTGGTCATACAGATTGCATAGTGAAAGTAAGCTTCTTCATTCTTCTTTTTGTAGTCGCGGCAAACAACCTCAAGCACAGTCGTTTCACGATCAGATCCCATTAGGGAGGTTACCTTTTGATCAAAGGTTCCCTTGGGGTACATAATAGGAAGATGATCAAACTTAACCTTTTTTCGTTCACGATAAACGTGATCGATCTTATCATCGGGACCGGTGTCAAGGACCACATGAGGGAGCGGAATTGCTGAGAAGTTTACAGGATTGATTGCATCCCCCTCTTCTACGCACAAGACACCAGTACCCACAGCCAAATCCATGAAGGATTCATGAACCTCTTGGCTGAAATTAGAGTTTTGAAGAACCTCAAATACATACTCGGTTACTTCATCAAGATCATTATCTACAGCTTCACGCTGCTCAGGCGGCACTTCACTACCAGCCATAAGATCAGCCCATCGAGCAAAGTTGGGAACTAAGCCAGACTGCAAGCGGCTAGCAAACTCCTGCACACCAACCACTGCTGTTTCATCAAAGATCTTATCATCTCTGCGCTGACCAGCTTCTTCGTAATAAAATGACTCACGCTGAGGCAAAGCATACTCATAGCATTCCTCAAACAACGGAACCCAGTTCTCACGAAAGGCTTTTGCCTTCTGATAACTTTGAATATATTGCTTTGCTATATCAGCCATTAGCCAAACCTACCTAAAAATCCACCGCCACCGGCTCTAAACAAAGAACGGCGACCAGCGCCACCACGCATACCGCTTCTACGCGTTCTGCTTTCTAAAGCTGTAGAAATATCTTCACGCTTTTGCTCGGCTTTTTTCTGAATCTCTTCAGACTTAGCTTGATCAGCTTCTATTCTTTGATCTGCTGCAGCTTGCTTTTCAGCCTGACTAGGGCCGCCACCACCAAAACACATATTAATCTCCTTTGTTTTTTACTCGTAAGCATAGAAGATAGAAAACATCAATGCACAAAAAACTACAGCCGTGACCAGAAGCTAGGTTTGTTTCTCTGTTTTGCGCCCCTACTGAACACATCAAAGTTACGTTTCGCAACCACTGGCTTTGCTGGTTTTTGACTATTCATCAAAGCCCTGCCTTCACCAGCACCCAAGAATAAATACTGAGCCGCATCGTGAACGTGGCTAAACATATTCTTATCTGGTTTGTCTGCGTACCTCTCGCCGCTTACTTCCATACGCTTATAGGCATAGCCGCCCTCAAACCCCTTAATTAACTGGGGGCATCGCCTGTCTATTAATAGTGCTGGCTTACCTTCGACCATCTTCGTCAACTGGGAGGAAACCGACTCTAGTCGGAGGTCAACAGAGTTGGAAGGCGCAGGAAACGCCTTCAAGCCAGCACCGCGCAGAATATGAAAGGGAGTCGATTCATCAGTCTGCGCTCTAAAATCACCCGCAGGATCGCCGTAAATAATTACCTCAGAGGCAGCAGCAAACCTAGTGGATAGTTCATTTCTAAGAACCTCGGCAAAACGCACGATGCCCATGTCTACCGCCACAATTTCTGACTGTAGAAACCACCGCCCCCTTACCTTTTGACCAAAGACCGCAGCAGGAGTTAGACCAAAATCCACACCAACATAGACTGGCATGTTTGCAGCAACGGGTATTTCTTCTTGAGCTATGTGAACTTCGGATGCAAACATTGGATATACAGGCTTTCCGTCTTGAATATGCCCCAATCGGTTCATCACATAAACATCTATCCATGATTTAGTCTTTCCTCGAATGAGGTTTGGATAGTAGCTCTTAAGCATGTTCTTTGTGTTTTCAGCCTTTGGGTTTGGATCATAGTCTTCTATTTCTCCGTCTTCTGCTTTCCTCTCAACCATCCCAGAGGGCTGGGTATAGAAAGACCAGTTATCTGGTTTGACCAGCATCTTAGCTTGCTCACGCGGTATATGATCTGGGATTGGAACTTCGCCAGACATAATCGGCCACCAGTGATCTTCCTCAGGGGCGTTTGTATCGGCAATAACGCCAGTCCAAGAAGGCCCGCCATCACGCATAGAAGGAAACCGGCCAACACGCATCGTACAGGCATCGATAATACTCTTAGGAATTTCTCTAGCTTCGTTGATCCAAATCCCTGTAAGCTCCAAAGAAAGAAGCTTCTTAACGTCTTCGGGCCTATCAAGAGCCAAGAAAAGAACCTCAAGATCTATGTCTCCCTTTTGAATCCTATGCGTGTATGGCACTGACCAAGTAAACTTGCCCCAGTCTGATTCCGGAAACCAGTCTAGCCAAGTCTTGATAGTAGTAGTTCTAAGCTGTGGATTGGTATTACGAATAATAGCCCAGCGGCTTTTGCGTATTCCGTCTGGGCCTTTCTTCTGTTGAATAGCGCGGCGAAACACTTCAACACAACAGCCAACAGATTTACCAGAACCAACTGGGCCTCTTACGCCACGAAAGAAGGTGTCATCTTTCATAAAGGTCTTGAGTACATCGCCATCGGGTTTGTACTTGAAGTTAATCATCTATAACCTTTGTTGACTCCAAAGCGGATCATCTCTTCCACTACTTCAGGCGCAATGCTTTCAATCAGCTTATCGCAAGCAGAGTCACTAACCAAGTGGCTGCTTTCGCCAAACTTCTCTACAACGTAGGCAAGATGAACCTTGCGCACAATATTGCGCAAAAGATTTAAGTCTTCCTGTTTAATCGTGCTTATAAAGCTCACTTCTTAGCAGCTTTCTTCTTTGGTGCTGGCTTTGGATCTGGGCCTTCAACAAGTCGCCGCGAAGAAGGGGTTCGAGTAGCCCCAGAGTAAGTTGTACTGCCCAATGTGTGAGTCGGCCCTGTGTAAATCTTATTATCGTTTGCTGTGTACCAAGCCATTATGTTCTGTATTTCCTTACTTTCTTGGCAATAGCTTTCGGTTGAGCCACATGCTGCTTACCTGCTGCCTTACCCTTTCGTTTAGCTGCGGTTGTAGCTGCATATTCAGAACTACTAAGAGCAGCGATAGCCTTACTAGGAAGATAGCGCTCACCAGTCTCACTAGACTTCTTGCCAGACTTGGTGCGCCACTTCTGCTTGCCCCAGTTAAGTAATGACTTTTGCGGAGCCTTCATTAGTTCGTCTTAGGTTTATACAAAGAACGCTTAGAATATTCTTGAGGCATCATCATTCTGCCGCCAGCACCGCCACTTTTCCCACGTAAAGAAAGAGACTTAAGCTTTGTCTTTGCGTTTTCTTTTTTTTCAGCTTTAGCAGCTTGCTTTTCTTCTATGACCTTTTTACGATTCTCTTGATTTTCTATTTTTTCTTTGACCTTTTGACGATCTTCTTTCTTTTTACTTGGCCCACGAAGAAGTCTGCGAATATTATCAGCCTCCATCATTATAACCTGTGAGCGAGTAGCAACTTTATTAACAACCTTTGGGCTTAACCGATCCTCGTGTTTTGCCGCAAGCTTGCGAAGATCATTTGATTTCTTGTCGAGCTCTTTAAATTTTTCAAACAATGAAGCCATTATCTATATCCTCCACCAGCGGCCTTGTACCGCTTTGCTAAGAGTTGCGCCTTTCTTGCTGACCACTTGCCAGCAGCAGTACCTTGAACATTAGCAGCCTTTATTCTGTTAAATAAAGACTTCCGCATTTTAGGCTTAGTGTAATTACCAGCAGCATTAACAGCCATTACATATGCTTCCCTTCTTTATCCCACTTGGCCTCAATAGACTCAAGCTGCTTTAATAAACTCTTATACTTAGGATGCCTGTCGCGAAAATACTCTACAGCTTTGCGCGTTTTATTAACATATCTACGCTTCATCTTGTCAGACGTAGAGGCATCAGGTTCGTCTCGAGCAACGTCAGGAACCATCTCCTCGAACTTAGCCATCTCCTTAGAAAGACGGTCATAGCGCTGCTCAACAGTCTCAGCCACTACTTCTTCTTTCCACTTGGCTTCTGCTTGGGAGGGCGACCAACCTTAGATCCGTAAGTTCCTTTTCCCTTTGGCATCAATAACCTCCTAATAAACTTCTGCGCTTCATACCCTTCCGACGATACGGAACATCAGCTAACTCCTGCTCAGGGCGATCAACAGGCTTCATACTCAAAGAAGGAAGCGGCTGATCTTCAGGCTTCCTCTCTTGATACATCTGTTCGGCACTCTTGCCTCTACTACCAAAACACATCAGCTTTTCTTATGCCTCCTAGCAAAGTTACGAGCCGCCTCAACAGAACCAAAGCCCCACTTCTTTAAGGCCAACGCCTTTCGAGTAGGGCGACCCTTCTCATCTTTCATCGGGCCCTTCATACCAGCAAACCGAGCAGCAAAAGAAACACGCCTTGGATTCGTACCACTCTTTAATTGACGCTTTAAATTAGCGCCCTCAGTCCGCTTGAAATAAGCACGACCCGCAGCAGTCAATCCACCAGTCTTACTCTTGTGCTCTTTTCGCATGCCCAACACTCTTCAATGCAGCCTTGACAACACTCATGTCCACTCGCGGTGGCTGTGCCTCTGGCTTCTTCTTATACCTACTCATAAAATACCCCTACACTAAAAAAAATATAACTGACAATGCACAAACCTTTAGGGCTAATAATGTGTGTGGTGGACTATTACAGTAACTGACTAGCTAACTTTTCCCCCTACCCCCACTGCCACACCATAGCCAGCAACAAATCACCCTAGATCTATGCTCACCTTGATGTCACCAGCCACCTGTACTTGGCTTCTATCTATAGGCTTGTAGCCAGCCCTGTCTAATAAATCCTTACTAGCTTCAAGCTGAACATACTCAGACTTAG